GGTAATTCGTCAGCTCAGTCTTTGCCTAGAGACAATCAGAATTTAATAGGGTAATAAACGCACTGTATGGCTACACAAAGAGAAGTTGCAGACCATTTGGATTTATCGGTCAAAAGAATCTCAGAATTGATTAGAGATGGTGTACTGCCCTCAAAACAAGGCAGGAGTCCTTTAAACATAGATGTTTGCAGAGTTGCTTACATTTCGTACCTTAGAAAGCTAGGTGGTTATCATAAACGCAGTGGTTCAGGCGATATTGCAGAAGAAAAAACTAAACTAACCGCAGCTCAAGCTAGAAAAGCAGAACTAGAAGTAGAAGAACTAGAAGGAAACCTAATACCAGCACAACTTGTTGAAGATACTTGGGTTGACTATGTATCTAATGCAAGAGCAAAGTTATTAGGACTACCTTCAAGAATCGCACATCAGGTTATTACTGTAGATAAATATGCAGAAGCAGAATTGATATTAAAAGAACAAGTGCATGAAGCACTAAACGAGTTAGCTCAAGATGGAATACCTCAAAAATATAGAAAAGGTGATACAGGAGACCAATCAGACATGGACTCCACCACCCAATCTGAAGATTAGTAACTGGTCAGATAACTACAGACGTTTATCTCCTGAGTCATCAGCAGAAAGTGGAGCGTGGAAAACTGATAGAGCACCATACCAAAGAGAAATCATGGATTCATTCAATGACCCTGATATTCAAAGAATAGTATTTATGAAGTCTGCTCAAGTTGGAGCTACTGAGATATTGCTAAATGTCATTGGCTATTACATAGACCAAGACCCATCTCCAATGTTAATAATGCAACCTACATTACAAATGGCTCAAGCATTTAGTAAAGATAGACTTGCTACTATGATTCGTGATTCTGAGAAGATAAGAGATTGTGTTAAAGACCCAAGAAGTAGAGATAGTGGTAATACAGTTTTATCTAAGAAGTTTGCAGGTGGTAATCTAAACATAGTTGGTTCTAATTCTGCATCAGGACTCGCATCAAGACCAATAAGAATTGTACTGGCTGATGAGGTTGATAGATATGAACAATCAGCAGGAGCAGAGGGTGACCCAATATCACTTGCAACTAAAAGAACAACTACCTTTTGGAATAAAAAGATATATATGTGCTCTACTCCTACAATAAAAGGACTATCAAGAATAGAAACTGCTTTTGAAGAATCAGATAAACGCTACTACCATGTACCTTGTCCTGAATGTAATGAGAAGCAAGTATTAAAATGGAAGAATGTGGTTTGGGAAGATAATCAACCTGAGACCGCTACATATGCTTGCGAACATTGTGGTTCAGTTATAGATGAAGCTAAAAAGCAATGGATGTTAAAACATGGTGAATGGATAGCATCAGAATCTAAATCAGATACAGCAGGATTTCATATATCAGAGCTATATTCAGTTTGGTCTACTTGGGCTGACATGGCTAAATCATTTTTAGAAGCTAAAAAGAATCCTGAGATGTTAAAGACTTGGATAAATACTGCTCTTGGTGAATCTTGGGAAGAACAAGGTGATGCTGTTGACCATGAAACATTACTAAGTAGAAGATTAAATTATGATTACACAACTATACCTGAAGATGTTTTAGTTCTAACTGCTGGTGTTGATACTCAGAAGGATAGATTAGAACTGCAATTAGTTGGATGGGGTAAAAACTATGAAGCATGGGTTTGTGATTACAAGATATTTTGGGGAGACCCAAATGCTATGAATGTTTGGTCAGACCTAGATGCTTATTTAAAGAAAAGATTTAAAACTGAATCTGAAAGATTGATACCTATATCTTGTTGCACTATTGACTCAGGTGGACATCATACCAATATGGTTTATCAGTTTACTAAACCAAGACAATCAAGAAGGATATTTGCAATCAAGGGTTTATCAACAGCAGGAAAACCAATAGCAAATAGACCTACATTTGTAGGAAAAAACAAAGCTGTTCTTTATGGTGTTGGTTCTGATAGTGCAAAAGAAGCTATCTTTGCTAGATTATCTACTGAACCTGACACAACTACTTTGCATTTCTGCTCAGACCTAGATGAAGAATACTTTAAACAGCTTACAGCAGAGAAAAGAATCACCAAGTTTGTTAGAGGAAGAAAAACACTTGCTTGGAAGCAGATAAGACCAAGAAATGAAGCATTAGATACATTGGTGTATAACTTTGCTGCTATTTATATCCTGAATCCTAACTATGATTCAATTGAGAACAAAATACTTACCCAAGAGTCAAAACCAAGAGAAAAAACACAAAATAGACCACAAAAAGGCATAAATAGGGGTAATTTTGCTACTTCTTGGAAATAAATAAACTTCAGTTTTAATATTGACAATAGCCTATTGCACATTAGTGTTAGATGTAGATATATCTAAAACATTTATGAGGTTTTTGCTTGAGCAACAAATTTGATTCAACAAATTATCCATCCCAAGTTCCTACTGAACTTCAGTTGGGAGACTTTTGGGCATGGAAAAGAGAAGATTTATCAGATGATTATCCAGTAGCATCTTATTCATTATCCTATGAATTTAACTTAATTGATGGTGCTACAGCTTCTAATTTTACATTAACTGCAACTGAGTCAGGTAATACATATATTATTGAAGCTACTAATACATCTTCTTACGCAAAAGGTAATTACAACTGGGTTTCTTACATGACTAGAAGTTCTGATTCTGCAAGAGTCAAATTAGAAGAAGGTTTTGTAGAGGTTCAAGATAATTATGCAACTACATCTGCTTCAGTTAGAAGTCATGCAAAGATTGTTTTAGATAGCATAGAAGCAGTTATTGAGAACAGGGCAAATATTGACCAATCATCTATGTCTATAGCTGGAAGGTCATTATCAAGAATGTCTATAGATGAATTATTAACTTTTAGAGATAGATACAAAGCTGAATATCTTAAAGAAGTTAAAATACAAAGAATTAAAAATAAACGAGGGTCAGGAAATACTATTAAAGTAAACTTTGGTAGAACCACTGGCTCTAATCCTAAGAGCTACACATAATGGCATGGTATAACAGAATATTAGGCGTTAATGAGCCTAAGAAAAAGAAAAGACAAGCATATAGAAGAAGCTATACAGGAGCTAATACTGGCAGGCTGTTTGCAGATTTTGTTACCACCTCTACAAGTGCTGATGCTGAAATAAAAGATAACATAAGAATATTAAGAGATAGAGCTAGAGAACTTGCAAGAAACGATAGCTATATAGCACGATACCTTAACCTGATGGTATCTAATGTTATCGGTAAGCATGGCATAAGAGTGAGCTCCAAGGCTAGGAACGATAATGGTTCTTTAGACATTGGAGCTAACCTGCTAATTGAAAGAGCTTGGAAAGAATGGGGTCAAGTTGGCAACTGCACAACTAATGGAAGATTATCATTCTTAGACTGCCAAAAAATATTTGTTGAATCTCTATGTAGAGATGGTGAAGTATTAATCAGAAAAATTAAAAATACTAATTCACCTTTTGGTTTTGAATTACAGTTTTTAGAAGCTGACCATTTAGATGAAAATAAGAATGATGTTTATAAAGCTACAGGCAATCGTATTAAGATGGGTGTAGAAGTAGATAAGTATGACAAACCAGTTGCTTATCATTTATATAAAGACCATCCATACGATAGAGTTTATTTATCGCAAGCACAACACATTAGAGTACCTGCTGATGAGATTATCCATGCTTACCTACCTACTAGAGCAGAACAAACTAGAGGTGTTTCTTTGGTTGCTACAGCAATGGCTAATGTGAAAATGTTAAATGGTTATTTAGAAGCAGAGATAGTTGCAGCTAGAGTTGGTGCATCTAAAATGGGTTTCTTTACCTCACCTGATGGTGATGGATATGTTGGTGATGGTGAATATGAAGATACCTTTAATCCAACAATGAATGCTCAAGCTGGTGTATTTGAACAACTACCAGCAGGAATGGATTTTCGTAGCTTTGACCCTACTCACCCAACATCTGCATTTGATTCTTTTACAACTAGTGTTTTAAGAAGTATCGCATCAGGTTTAAATATTTCTTATCATTCTCTATCTAATGATTTAACTTCAGTTAATTATTCTTCAATAAGACAAGGTGCTTTAGAAGATAGAAGCATGTATCAAATATATCAACAATTTGTAATTGAGCATTTTGTAAATCCAGTATTTCAGGCATGGTTAGAAATGGCTATATCTACAGGTTATATCAATTTACCTATGGGTAAATATGATAAATTTGCAAGGTCAGTCAATTACATACCAAGAAGTTTTGCTTGGATTGACCCATTAAAAGAAATGCAAGCTAATGTAATAGGTTTACAAAATGGAACACTTACTTATTCTGATATTTCTGCTTCTTATGGTAGAGATACTGAAGAGCTGTTTGAACAACATCAGAAAGAAATAGAACTAGCTAAACAATATGATATTGAACTAGCCTATCAACCATTTGGTCAGAAATTACCTGTAGAAGCTAAGATACAAGGTGGGGAAGAGGAAGAAGATGCCTAATCCAAACGAAGGAATGAAAGTTGAAGCTCAAAGAGGTTTAGACTGGCGTGAAGAACATGGTAGAGGTGGCACTAGAGTTGGAGCTGTAAGAGCAAGACAAATAGTAGCTGGTGAAAACTTATCTGATGATACTGTAAAAAGAATGTATAGCTTCTTCTCAAGACATGAAGTAGATAAAAAGGCAGAAGGTTTTAAACAAGGTGAAGAGGGTTATCCGTCAAATGGAAGAATAGCTTGGGCATTATGGGGTGGAGATGCAGGATTTAGCTGGTCAAAAAGATTAGTAGAACAAATGAAAAAAGAACAGGATAGAGCTGTGTCAGGAAAGGCTCTTGAGATGATTAAGAATAAAGTAGAAGAACATAATGAAGAAGTTGGTAATGTTAAGTCAAAAAGAACTAATGTATCAACACTATCAAAAGTTTATGAAAGAGGGATTGGTGCATATAAAACTAATCCAGCTTCAGTCAGACCAACAGTGAGTAGTCCTGAGCAATGGGCGGCTGCTAGAATTAACAGTTTCTTATTTGCTTTAAGAAATGGTAAGTTCAGAAGTGGCAAACATGATACAGACCTACTACCTGAAGGACATCCTTTATCAACTAAAAATAAAG